AACAAGACCAGCAATTGGTCTAGTTTTAGCTAAAGCTCTAGCCAAGGTAGTATTAGTAAGTGCGTCAAGTCCCCTTTGAATTACAGGTACTCTAACAATATCTTCCACACCACGAATAAGTGGTAGTCTTCTACCAACAGGAATAGCAGCACGCTCTGTTAGTTTGCTTGTTTGTCTTGGTGAAACAACACTTGTTCCAAGTTCTGCTCTAGCAATAGAAGTTCTTACTGTATTAACAATTGAATTAACTTCTTCAAGGAGTAGTTTTTCTCCAGCAGCAACCTTATCAAGTATAGCACTCCAATATGGATTGTTCTCTATTCTAACAGCACCAAGTTCTTCTGAAAGTATTCTTACTAAATTAGTTTTGGTAGCTTCTGGCAGACGAATTGTATTGTCTCCAGCATCAACAAAGGTTTCAATAACTTTATCTTTTGTAGTTCCATAGATTGCTTCTTTAACCGCTGCGTCTACTTTGGCTCCAACCTTTTCCCATCTAGAAGCTTTGGCTAATGCTGTTGGAGAAATGAATACCCAATCATTATAATTAGCTTTAGCTAGGTCTTCTGCTAATCTATCAGCTACAATTAAATCTGCTACTCTCTTATTAATTCCAGAGAATATATCAGCACCCTCATCAACAGCAGCAAAAGTTTTTGCCGCATCATAAGCATCTAATAAATTACGAAGTTCAGCTTCTGATAATTTACCAGTATCTTCTACAATACCTCTTATTCTTGCAACATCAGAATAAAGACCTCTAATACTTTCTGCTCTTAATTCTGCTGTTCTTACTCTAGCTGCATCAAATGAAGATGGATTTCTTAAAACATCAGCATCACCTCTGGCAATACCCTTTGTTAGACTATTATTAAGATAAGAAAAAATATCATCAACAACTACTTTGTAAACATAGGAACCAACTTTTGTTTTACCTAATGTTTCTTGTAGTTTAGATATGTCAGCAATATCTATTTGTTTACCTATTGCATCTTGTATTAATTTTATATCAGTTCCAACTTCATCTGCAATAGCTGCAAACTCTGGAGGAATAGGTTTTCCTTCAAGAATAATATCTGCAATTTTTGGAGCTAAGGTTTCTGCAACGAAATCTGATACTGGTTTTGGATTTACACTTATATCAAATACCTTTAAGTCTTCCGCTCCAATACCAAATGCTTTAGCTATTGCTCTTGCTTTTCCTACCTCAACACTTCTTCTTGCAAGTGGAGCCAGTGCATCAGAGATTGGACTATCAATAATTTTACCAGTGATTTCCAATCCTTTAGCTAAACGTGGAGAAACCTTTGCAGCAGCACCACCAAGTTTGCCAACTGCTCCTCCAATAACTGTAGTAGGAAGAACAGGAAGTGCAATCTCAGTTCCTATGCCAAACCAAAATGGAAGTGAACTATCTTTTCCATACAAATATTGTGCTGCTTGTAAGTCAGAATAATCGTCACCAAGACCACGACCAATAGCAATAGAAAATGCCGTATCATTAAAATAATTTCCAGAAGAAAGTTCTGGTTTTTTAGTAATACCAGAACCTACTTCTCTAGCTGAAGTTGTGAGGAAAGATACTCCAAGTGTAGGTAGCGCAGAAATAATTGGAGTTACCGCAGCAGCAAAATCGCTACGACCTATTGTATCTGCTACTGCGGTATTTGCATCATTTATAAATTGTGCAAGTAAATAATTTCTATCTGTTGGGTCAACAGGACTTCCATATGGATTAACATCGTAAGTCATGGAACGTATTGCTGGTTGTGTAACAGTACGTATTAAACCAGTTAAGTCACGAAGAGCAGCACCTGTTCTACTTTCGTAAAGCTGTCCCTTCTCATCTTCTCCAGTTAATACATATTCAGCGGCTTTAGAAATGGTGCCCTTTTCTGTACCAGTTCTTTTAGCATAAAGTTCTGGATTAACTTCTTCAAGCCAAAGCTTAGAAATTTCATCTGCTTGGTCATTAACAATACCATATTCTGGAGAACCTTCTTTTGGTTCTTTGCCTTCTGCTGCAAGAGAGCCAAGCAAGAATGCTCTTGACTTAATACGAATATCTTCTTCGCCCTGTTGAACTAGCTCTTCAAACCTTTTAGCTTTCCAAGCATCTACTTTTTTCTGGTCAATTCCACCAGCAGTTCTATCTTTTAGGGCAACATAAAAGCTTTCGGTTTCTGATGGAAGATTACCCTCTTGCCATAAACCTAATTCTTCTACAACTCTATCTTCAATTATTTTTCTTAGGGCAGCACCACGTTCTTCTCTGCTCTTACGAAGTTTGAACTGAGAAGTGCTTTCTAAAGCTTGACGACCAAATACATCTGATAGGGACCAATTACCCTCAGCAAATGCTTCTGGGTCCAAAGCTCCTGTTGCATCAGCTATCTTAGAAGCATAGTTACCAATCTCTCTTGGTGTAAGAATAATACCAGCAACCAACTGGGAAGCTCTAGCCTCGGCTTCAGTTCTGCTAGCTCCTTGGCTAATTAAATCATCTTTAAATTTTTCCCAAGCTTTTCTTTCATCATCTTTTAGACCAGCTCTAAACTTTTGAATTTGTGATGCTTCGTCAATAACTGGAGCTTCACCTTCAACTGGAGTAGCTTTTTCTAGAATAGGAGTACCCTTAACTACGTCTTCTGCTGTAGCTTTCTTTAGACGAAACTGGGGTTCAACTGCTGGAAGACCTTCTTCTTCAGTTACTGGTTTGGGTCCAACAACAACGTCACCTTCAATAATGAAGTCTTCTTCTACAGGTCTTGCAGCTTCTCTGGCTAAACGCTCACTTTCTGTAATAAGAAAATCTTCAGCAGTTTCTACCAAACCTTCTTCAGTTGGAGCTTCTTCTTCTGTAAAAGTAGTAGGCTCTACAACCTCTGGAGCAATAGCAGCCAGAGGTACAACTGTACCTAGTGTTTGTTCAATAGGTTTTCCAGAAGAGGTTTGTTCTCTAACTGCTCCACCTATTTTATAATCTGCAAACTCATCAGCATATTTCTGACCAGAGACTTGGAATTCTTTATAAAGTTCTAAGTCTTCTGGTGATAATAGTTTTAGAGCTTCTTCTGTATACTTGGGTTTAGCCATTCATAGTTCCCCTACAATAAGCTCTTATTTTTTATCCTACGTTACCTGATGGGAAGTCTCCATATTTAGGTGTAAAGTAAGGTGTTGGCTCCATATTTGGTCCAAGTTCTGGAACCCTTGGAGGAGTAGTAGATACATCTTCTAAGTCAACTCCAGTATCAGTTGGACGTTTAGGAGTGTCAACAAGGAACTGTTCATATTGTGAAGCAACTATATTGTAAAGAATATCTTCTTTTGCTTTTCTAGCTAAATCTGCTGAACCATAAACAGAAACAATATCTGGACTAGAAGTTGTAACAGAAGATACTTGTTCATAGATTTGTTCTGGCTTAATAGAACCATCTTTAATACCAGACATTACTCTGTCATAAGCATCTTGAGAAATATCTACAAGAGAACGTTTTTCTACAGTGCCCTCTTTGGCAGCAGCTTGAACAGCTTTCATATACTCAAACATCTCATCTGCTTTACCATATCTCTTGGTAACTTTTGGAAGGGCTGGAGATTGCCTTCCGATAGTTCCACCCCTCATTGGGATTGGTGCAGATAAATCTCCAGCACCTCTACCAGTTAACTCAGGTGTATCTAATGGGATACCTTGTTCTATTGCTCTGCGTCTAGTAGCATTCTCTGAAGAAACAGCAGCACCAATTTCTTCCATTGTTCCTCTACGACTGCGAAGAGGATTATATATTTCGCCAGTTCTTCTAGCTATATCTTCTGCTGTTGGAACTCCTACAGCTTCTGGTAAAGGTCCAGCAAGTCCACCCTTTCTGCTTTCAAGTGTACCTTCGCGTTGGTAAGTTTGAATAATTGGATTATCTACATTCGTATAAAGATAGCTTTCTAGAGCTGTCTTGTTTGGAAGAGCACCAAGACCATATTCTGACTTGATAACTCTAGCTACAGCATCAGCATTACTACCACTACCTACTTCTCTTGCTATAGCAGAAGCAATAATTTCATCAGCCATTTTACTTTCATCTGCCGTAATAACACCATCGTTTCTTAATGAGTTAATAAGAACAGTATTAAGTGCATCACCAACACCATTGTTAGCTAGGCTATCAGCAATCTTTTCATCACCTGTTAAATCTCTTGGTTTTGATTTTGCTAATTCATCATCTATTATAGCAATGGTTCTCTTTAGAGCAGCAGTATCAGTACCAGCTTTAGCAACATACTCATCTGTTTTTGCTTTCTTAGCAATAGCTAAAGCCTGTGCATCTATCTTATTAGCTGGTACAGCAAAGCGTGCAGCTATATTATCTTTAATTCTTTTTTCTTCAGTAGCACTTAAAGGCTGTCCACCATGACCAGCACGAACTGCTTGAGCTGTTTCTGAATAAAGATGAATTGCAAGTGCTTGTTTTTGTTCATCACTTACTCCAGTGAATGCAGTTGGAATATTTGGATTGCGAAGAATAAAATCATCAATAGCAGTTTCAGTAGCTCTTCCTTGTGGAACAGCAAACTTTGTTGCATCAGCAGCGGTAGCCTTAGAAACTTGGTCTAGTGATGAAGGAGTGGGAGTAAATAAACCTTCTGCTTTAGTAATTAGGTCTACTCTCTGTCCAGATATTGAAGCACCAACCTGTGCTAAAGCCTCTGCTGCTTTTTGTCTTTCAGCAATAAGCTTGGCTCTATCATCTCCAGTAAGACCACCAGCTTTTCTAGCTTTAATCTGTATATCTTTTGACTTAAGAGTAAACTGTTCTCTTTCTTTGCGAAGTGCTGATTGTTCTTTTTCAATATCTTCGTACATTTGTTTTAGCTCAGTACGATAAGCTAAATCACTTTTATATTTTAGGAGAAGTTCTTCTTGTGCCCACTTCTTTTTTTCTTGAAGAAGTTCTGCTTTCTTTTTTAAATAAGTTCCAGCATAGCCATTACCAGCAGTTGCGTATGGAGGAGCTGTTTTTCTTGCAGTTATAGCCATTGTTTATTTTTCTCCGTAAAAGTATCTAGCAAAATCTAAAGACTGTTGTGCTGATGCTCTAGCTTCTGGTGTTTGATTAGCGTCCTGCATAATTCCAAGATAGTAATTCTCTTCTTCAGCAAAGGCATCTTGTTCAGCTCTTGCAGCCATATCATCTGAGTAAGCTTTAGCAATTCCACCAAGAACCTCAATTGACTGTAGATTAGCTTCTCTTGCAGCGGCTTGACGTTTGCTTTCTTCTCCAAGCAATTCATAAATACGAGCTTCTTCTGTAGCTTTTTCTTTAAGATTAGCAGCCTCAATTTTATTTCTAGCTTCTTGTTCTTGCTGGGCAACTCTTTGTTCTTGACCAATTCCCATCTTAAAGAAAGAACCTGCGCCAAGGTCTGCACCTTGTAAGCCTTGCTGAAAAGCTAGTTGTTGTTCTCTACGAGTAGCACGCATTGGGTCAATAAGCTCTGCTTCCAGTTGTGCTCTTTCAGCATCAGTTAAGCCAAGCATACCAAGCTCTTGTCTGCGTTGTAGCTCACCCAATTCTTTTAGTTGTGCTACTTGTAGAGGGTCGTCTTGATAAGATAATCCACCAATCAATCCTCCACCAAGAGCGCCTACACCAGCACCTATTAGAGTACCCAAACCTGGGGCTATAGCAGAACCTACAGAAGCTCCTACAGAAGCTCCAGTTCCAGCTCCTTGTATACCAGCAGCAGCTCTTTGCCTTCTTAGTTCTTTCTCATATGGATTATCTGTTGCCATGCTGTTCCCTCATAATAAGTAGTTTTTTTTTAGTTACCATTACCCTGACCACCTTCACCATTAGCAATGCTTCTATTATCATGCCAAGTCTCTAGTGTAAATCCCCAGTTAATTAAAAAGATATCTTGACCATTAGTATATCCCTCTAGTCCAATTGTATGCCATCCTACAGAAAGCTTCTTCATATAATGTCCAGAGAATAATTCACGCAGTCTTTGTGTTGGCTGAGTAGCATACCACTCTTCATGGGTCCAACACTTTGTATCAAAGATTGTTTCATTATCAACATAGACGTTAATGGAACCTTCTCTTTCATTTGCAGTAGTTGTTGATAGAGCAAAGTTAAACATAAGTGGACAAGCAAAGAACTGAAAGAAAGCAGTACATTCTTTTTCAACATAAAAAGTCAAGCTTGTTGTTGGATAATATTTTCTGGTTACATTTCCATTTATTGGTTGAGTTGTAGTGCCAGCCATAAAAGAAAGCTTTTCTTCTGCTGATGTAAAAGATTGACCACCACAAATACCAGATACAAAATTAAAAGTATTTGGAAGTGGTTGATAAGTACCTTTCATAATATGATGCTTCTGTAAGGTATTGTTGGCTAAATCTCCAGCAACTACGCCACCATTAATATAAGCTTGAAGATTATCAAAAACATCTTGTAAAGGCTGGGCATCAATTGGCGCGCCAGCAACAACTGGTGTAAAAGTAAATGACATTATCTTGCTCCCTTCTTTAATACAATTGCAGATAGATTAGCTCTTTCCATTTTAAGAGTTAAAGGATAATAAGGAGTTAAATCTGTTGCATTTACAATCCAACAGCGTGTGTCATAACCTGGGGCTGTAAAATGTTGGAACTTCATAACTGGCGTTGAAGCTACAGAAAGTTCATAGATGGTTAGTGGAGTTGGGCTTTCATGAACATAATTTAAACAACCATGCAGTCTTCTCATTGGTTTACAACTTTCTCCAACCACTATATCTTCTGCTGCTAAATCATGAACAGCTATTCCATCATCAAGTAATCTTTCATTAGGATTTGTGCTAGCACTTGGTGGGTCTGTTTGTGGAATAGAAACTGGAGTTATATGGTCACTGTTCCACCATTCTGCTCTATTAGGAAAGACAAAAGCATTAGCCATAGTATTTGGAGTAGTTGATGGAGTTGGATGATAAATTGGAAAAAAGATAATTGCTTGTCTATCTACTGAAGCATCAATTGGAAAGTTAGCAGCAACGCTATCTAATTCTATTGTATGTAAGTTGAAAGAATAATGAAAACGAAGCATATCTCCTTGGTTCAATATTAAGGGTGTAGCATCTCCAAAACGTATACGTGAGTTACCACCAGCTTGAGCGTAAACAAATCTAACAGCAGCTCTTCCACCCATATTAGTTTTAATGCTTCCTCCACCACCAGTTCCTATAGTAAAAGAATTAGTTGTTCCATCATCCCAGCTATTGTAAGTATAGTTAGCTCTATTTAAGATTGGTGAGGTTGTTGATACTTGTCTAATATCAATACCTTCGCTTCTTACATTATCATTATCAATAGCAGAAGTAGCCGTTGTTATTGCTGTAAATTTTGTATTAACATCTGATGCGGTTACCAGTGGTTGTGCTGTTGGTGGTGCAGCACCAACGTTTGTAGAAAATACTTTTGACATTTGTTCCCCTTATCTGTATCTATTGATAGCCGTTAGGTTTCCGCCAGAATAATAAAAGAACTGCGTCTGTATTGTTGATGCAGAATTTCTTGATGGAATTTTAAAAGCTACATTAATTTCTTGTGGACCTGTAGCTACTGGAACTGAAGCCACAAGATGTATAGTTCCTTTTGACTGATAAAGAAAATGTGTTTCAGCAACAACGTTATTATTTAATAAAACCTCAAAAGAAACCCAATCACCAGAAACATTTCCAGCCATTGCTAATCTATCAAACCAGTAATAACAATTAAATTCTATATGAAGATTACCTTCAATAGTTTCTATTTTAAGTGGATAAAAAGAATTATATTCCCAACCACCAACATAATTTTCATAAATTAAACCATCCCAAACTGTATTTGGAATTACTTCGTCATACTCTGTTATTCTATTTTCTGGTAATTTAACATATTCCTGCCAATATTGATGAAAGGCATAGTCTTGAAATTTAACATCAGTGTATGAATTGTCTGGTAGATTTTCTCTATCCATACCGCCATTAATTACTTCAACCTGTGAATTATAAATTTTATTATATTCTTCGCTATCAAGAATATTCTTGGCTCTAAGTTCACCTTGTTTAGCTATGATAGGCATATTAGTAAGTGCTCCTTGGTCTAGCTGCTTTTGTTTCTGTTCCGTTAGTATTAAATTCTAATTCGTAATCAATAAGAATAATATCGTTGGTAGTTTTTATTCCAACGGAAAAGGTAGAGCAAGCAGCGTTTGCTATTGGAAACTTTAACTGAGTATACAGAGGAAGCTGCCATGTTGGAACTATCAATGGTGCTGAGGCTGGACCATAAACAAAGATGTTTGTATCTGCATCATAGAAAGCTTGTTCCACATACTCTGGTCTTTGTCCTAATCCAAAGTTAGATTGTGTATAATCAAAGTCCCAATCTTTATTATAAAAAACATTATAAGTATTGGAGCCTTCAGTAAAACAATTTATGTAAACATTCTTTACATATTTCTTAGCTGAAGAAGAACCAAAGTTTTGATTAGCAGAAATCCATACAGAAGTTAATGGTCCCTTTTTTTGTATTGTATAGAATGCTGGGTTCTGTAGAACTGGTGGATTATATGTATATCCATGACCAGCATTTCTATCTCTTGATATAAAAAATAATCCTGTTTCATCTGGAGCTAATCCAAGAAGAGTAACTGGTGCTGGTATTGTTTGCCCTACGTTATGTCCAAATATAAATTCTCCACGGGCATCAACAGTTAAACATCCTACAGGAAAGCTTCTTCTTTCTGACCAAGACATTTTATCCATATGAAGGACCAAGCCCAGTGTAGTAGCTGATGGGTCTGGCATAGCTGGTAGTCCACCGCTAATCTGAAAGTAAACGTGGTATTCTCTCCACTTTTCTGAATAAGCACCACATGCTTTGGCGATACCAGCTTTATTAAGTCTACCTATAGTATCAATAATTGGTTCACTTATTTTGTCTACAGAGATTTGAGAACCACCATCAAAACCACCAGAAATTAAAAAGATACCTTCTGTTGATAAAAAGACTACACCTTTTTGTGGGATAAGAGCAATGGTATGTAAAGCTCTAGTCCCAATTCCCTGTACTAATGGTGAGATTGTAAATCCATTTATTGCATCACCACGAATAATATCAATAGCACTTTCTCTAAAAACAAGTAGATTGTTGTAGTAAGTAAATAGTCCAGTTACGTCACCACCAGCACGACTTCCTACATCGAAAAAGTCTAAAGCTCTATATTGGTCAACTTTTAAGGGTTGACTAAAATAAATACGTTGAGGTTCTGATTGTCCACCGTCAATAAATAGAGAGTTTTTAAAGGTAGCAGAGAAGCGAGTAGATGGTGCTGGAAATAAAATAGAGGCACTATCGTCTGGTGCTAAGGCTCCTAAGCGGGTATCCTTAGTATAGTCAACATAGTTTGTTTCAAAGTTATTAACAATTGTATCTAGATAATAATAAATTTCTTCATCATCTTCTTTTAGATTTTTAGTTCTATAAAGTTTTCTAGCAATAGTTCCTTCTGGTCCAACAGGAATATTCTCTAGGTAAACAGCTTGACGTTTATTATTGTAGGTAGCTGGAGCACCACCGCCATGAGTAATCCAAGAGATAGCAATAGAAGGAGCGGAAAGTGGGCTTTCACTTCCATCAGCAGAAATAAAAGATACCTTCCAACGATATCTGTTTTCATCATCTTTAACAGTAGAACCTAATCCATAAGATTTATCCATATTAAAAGAATGAGGTTGTATTGGCATAACAGTTTGGTCAGCTACACCAGCAGCATTATCTGGATTTGGTGTCCAAGGAAGAGGTGGATTTGGAGTTTCCATAAATCCAAGTCCATAAACTTTTATACCATCAAACTTAATTGGTTTACCATTACCAGAAAGAATAACTAGATTTTTACCAATAGGATTATAATGAGTTGTAACCTCATCTACTGCTGGACGAGAACGTTGAGCGTCAATTGTTTCCTTGGTTAAAGAATTACCTTTCCAATAATGCAAAGACATATTTGCATTTGGGTCCGTAGGAAATACTTTGGTAGTAGGATTAGCATAAGCTTGTTCATAAAGAAGAAAAGACTTAGCACCTTGATGGGAGTTCCAATAATAAACAGAATTAACTGGACCACCATTTTGAAATCCTGCCCAGTTACTTCTATCTTCTACATTTGGAACCAAACTTTCATAGCCTAAACGATTGTCCCAACCTCTAGATTTTGGGTCAACAGTCCAGTTTTGTAATTTATAAGATGAGTTTGCAACTGGTTGTATTCTTTCGTCAATACCAAGGATGCCCTCATATTTAGGTTTGTTAGTGGTGTCCATCCTTTATCCTCTGCTGCTAAGCTTTTGTGAATAACGATAATCAAATAGAGATTTTCCAGGGGCAAATGCTTTCTTTACATGAATACCTGCTGGCTCACTTAACCATCTATTTTCTAGATTAAGTAATTCTTTAGCTGCTTTCTCAGCGTAAATTCTTCCCTGTGCTGGTGTATTATGTTTGTAGAATAACTCTTCTGCTGTACGGAAGACAAGATATTTGTGACCAGAAGCTGGGATATCTGGACTATCAGTATCATCTACCAATCTTTGTGGGCGATAAAGATAACGAATAGTAACTAGATAATCTCTGTCTTGTCTTGGATATAATCTAACTCTTTGAAATACTCCACCGTGTTCTGGAAGAGGTTTACAATTAGTAAAGACTTCTGTATTTAAAGGAATAGAAGAAGAGGTTGTAGCTTCTCCTACAGGATATTCAGCAGTAGAATAAAACCTATTTGAATTAGGAAGTCTAATGTAATAACGTTTTCTTAAACCATCATAAACATTTGTTACCTGCATGGTAGTAATTGAAACGCCATCATTTGTTCCTAAGTTTGGAACAACTTCGTCAGAAATTGGAGAAGGTCCACTTTCCCAAGGAATGCATCTAGAATTTTCTGCAATACCATCACCAGTTGTATTGTGTGCTTGAACAAAGGTATAGCATACATCATACTTTCCAGTAAATGGAGCACGGAAACCTGCTAATGCTCCAACATTTACGGTAGCTATAGGTTCAACTAATGGAGGCTTGACATAATAATCAGCTTCTGGTATGTAATCTGTAGGTCTTCCAGTTTCATCTATGTTAATAGAGAACTGCTCATCCATATATTTTGGAAGTGGGTCAAATGGTCTAAGGTCAGCAGCGTCACCATTGGTATCGTTAGCTTCTCTTAATCCAATTCCTATTAAACCAATACAATCTTGTGGCATGGTAATATAACGATGTTTAAAAATACAGGTTACGTCTGGATTTGAGTTACCAATGCGAGGAGTTCTTTCCCACAAAGCAGCCAATCTTTGTTGGTCTTTATCCATACGCTGAAAATAAATTAGTGTCTTGTTAGGATATTCTGGATTAGCACCTACTATGTTTGTAATCCAATAATCACCAAGATTAGGTAGAGGTTTGTTAGTTATAATATCTGTACCACCAGTAATCTGAATTATATTTCCAGAAGATAGCCATGATGGAACATCTCCACTATCAACGGTAATAAAAGCAAAATAAGATGAACCATTAAAATCGTTATAAAGTTGAACCTGTGCTCCAACAGTGTCATCTACAGGAAGAGCTACATCTCCAAAGGCCCAGAGCTTAACTTCTTTCTGTGCCCACTTCCATTTACGGTCACTAAAAATGGATTGATAAATATCATTTAGTGTATTACGAACTTCCTCGCGGTATTCGGGTACATCTGGATTGTAATCCAAGATATTACCAACTTGATTTATTAGTTCCTTAAGGTTCATCTATTCTTCCCTCTACAATAAGTGTTTTATTTTCGGCAAAGAAAAAACCCCCCAACCATTTCTGATTGAGGGGCTACCCTTGTCGGGGTTTATCTAATTAGATTAGAATTTTTTCCAAACAAATACAGCAGCGACACCAGCAGCTTCTGCTGAAAGTGCAACACCGTGTACTACGATGGAGGTAGCGTCTGCTACGCCAGCAACACCAGCGGCTGCTTCGGCGGCTGCAAGAGGATTTCCTGCGGCAACACCAGCAGCTACGTTAGCAGTGCCAACATAACCAGCAACCACAACATCAACTTTCTGTCCTGCGGCTGTTGCTGCTGATTTAGCAACACCAACTACAAGTGGATTACCAGTAGCAACAACGGTAGCCTTAACTACGGTAGCGGCCTTGGAAGCACCAGAGGCTGTAACGTCAAGAGCAACCCAATCACCAATGGCAATTACGCCACCAGAGATAAAGGTTTCTTCTTGACTACGATTTGATGGAGTTTCACCAACAGAAGTTCCGTCTGTGTAAGTTAAGTCTAATGACTGAATAAGAGTAGATGTAGCCATGTTATTATGCCTCCCCGTCTACGAGAATACCCTGACAAGCAAGGTGGTCAACTACTAGCTGTGCTCTGGTCATTATCTGAGCAGAACGTGAAGCGTAACCGCTAACGTGCTCAAAGTCTGAAAGCTCAAAGTTTGCGTCTTTGTCAACAACAAGCTTGAGGTAATCAGTGTTGAGGAAGTAAGCAGAAAGTGCCTCAGTTCCACCAAGAGGATTGACAAGCGTTACTGGAAGGAATGGGTCAACGTACATCATAGCGCCGTTGAAGGCAAGAGCCAAACGACCACCATCAAGTACAGTTTCCTTCATGTAGAACTCCTGTGCGAAGAGGAGCTGCTTGTAAGCCTTATACATATTTGCAGAAGCAAGGATAAGATTTGGTGCAGAAGTTGGGCTGTAGATTTGGCACTGAATATAAAGGTCAGTCATATCTGCTATTGAGAGAGTACCGCCAGCATCTGTTCTCTGATTTTGCCAAGCTGTTGGGAAAGCAGATTTTGAAATGCCACCGACAGTATTGGTGCCAGAACCGAATACCTGATTTTCAAAGAAACCAGTTGTATTTGGGCTTGGGGATGCATCACCACAGAGGGTGCTCATATCAGTAAGAATGGTTGAAGAACCTGCGATTGCCTGTTTTTCAAATTCTCTTTTTAACATGCCCATTACGGACTTGAGACGAGCTTCTGCAATCTTTACAATAGCTCTATCTCCTTTATTGGCCAGCTCCTCTGTACGTGTCAGGACTACAGGCGCCACAAAATTGCAGAAGCCATAGCTAGCGTTTCTCATTGCATCTGCTACTGCGAGTGAGACAGGCTCATAACCAGTAGAGAGCTGAGAGATTGAAGAGTGCTCTGCGAGGATGAGAGCACGGTCGATGGTTGAACCACCGTCTACCTCTTCAACACCACCTTTCTCGCGAATTTTCTCAAGAAGTGGAGTAGACTTGAATAAGTTGTCTACTTCTTGGTCTTTCACGATACGGAGTGTTGAGGAGAGTACGTCATTTGAAATACCCATATTATTATTCTCCTATTTTATTTTATTTAATTAACTTGATTTGAGGTTCGGTTTATTATTTTGGGGTGCTCTATATAGAGTTCCTTGTAAGAAACTTATTCCTATCAAACCATAAATAGGAGGTTTCTATATTAAGTTTTTATTTTTCCTTATTTCTTCTGAGCGGATACCCATTCGTAAATAGCTACTGCACCTTTCTGTCTAACGTGGTCTGGAATAGCCCCAGCAGTACCTCTGTTGGCACCACCTACTTTAAGACCATAATCTCTTGCAGCTTTCTTATATTCGGCTAGTTCACTCTCAGTTTTACGGGAATATTCTGTGGTCTTCTGACCTTTTACAATCCAATATGCTTTTTCTAAAGTTAAAGTTTTGTCTGCCATTAGTAACTTGGCTATGTCTGTTTTGTATTCTTGTAGGTCTGGATTTTCTTTTTTAAAATTATCAAGAGCAATTTGTCTTTTATTTAATTCAGCTTCTTGACGAAGAGGCTCAATCATTTCTTTCATACGCTTAGCAACTTCTGCTTGTATCTTAGCCTCAATAGAAGATGGGTTAAATGGGTCTAACTCACCTGTAAAACTTTCACTTGCAGTTTTAACTTTATCATAGAAACCACTCTCAAGCATTGCTTTGCGGTCAGCTTCCAGTTGCTTACGAGCTTCTGATAAACTCTGAGTTTTCTTAGTATAGTCAGCACGAAGATTTGCAATTAATTTCTTACCATCATCTGGTAGGTCTTCATAAACCTTAGCGTAGTTTAAACCTTTTGTTTCGCTTAGACCATAATCTGGGGCTGTATCAATTGAGACTTCAGCAATATCTTTTTCCCTTACTTTGCTAGCATCTTCAGCTATTCTATCATCTTCTCTTTCTGCCTTAGCTCTTGCTTCTTCTAAAGCTTTGATTGCTGTCATTCTTGTTTGAGCTTGAGGGCTATTTCCTACAGAAACAGGTGTAGAAGTAGCTGATGCTTCTCCTACCCCATTGTTCACTGTGTGAGTTGGGGTTGAGGTATTATCCATATTTTATTTCCTTATTTTGATTTGTTAAGTTTTTTTAGTGCTTTCTTATAAAGCCCGCACCCATAGGCTTTGGCAGGCTTGGGTCTGCCAACAATTCTCTGAGTAGATGCTTTAACGTCGTTGCTCATTAGCTCATTCTACTCATCATTAGATTATCCATATCTTCTTCGGCAGGAGCTGGAGTTTCAACTTTAACTTCTACTTCTGTTCCTTCCGCCTCTCCCATCTTAGGAGCAGACTTTAGAAACATCTGGAAGTCACGGTTTTTAGAAAGAAGAATTATTTTACCAGCAGCCATCTGTAAGGCTCTGCTATCAACCAATACATCAAGTGCTGGAACTAAGTCTGGAAGCATAGCATCAGAAGCAGCAGCAGTAATCATAGAAACTGCCTTAACTATTTCTGTAGGAAGTTTGCCTTTGATATCTCCTTCAACTGGAGGGATTGGTGGAAGGCTAGGGTCAAACAGAGGAAGTATTTTATTAATGCTATCAATCAAAGCATTAAGAGAACGGGCATCGTAAGAACCTTCTGGAGCTACGCTTTCCATATCTTCGTCATACTCGGCATCCATTTCTCCTGCCACTTCCATTGCTTTCTCTTCCATACCAGCTAATTCATCCTCAGCTTCTCCTGAAGATAAAGCCATTAAATCTTCTTTTGCCATTATTAGTCTCCTACAATAAGTTTTATTTTTCTATAATCCAGAATTAATATCGCTATCCAATAAACCTTTGGACTTCATATTATCGACAGAGAAGGTTTCAGCCAAGGCTCTTTCAACAGAACCTGTTTCCTTTTTAATCCTCTCATAAGTAGCTACATCTTTTATGTGGTTGTCGGTATCTACAATTTGTTTATGTACCAAATCGTCTACTGCTCCCTTGCCACCAATATCAGAAGAAGAAACTAGTCCATTATCCTTAATGTATTTTTCTTTCTCCATACTATTATTAAAATGTCTACCAAGGCTCTTGTCCCATCCACCACCTGTATCTCCCCATCTACCTGCTGTTTTTGAAATAAGGGGAATATGGCGAAGCATTAGCTCTCCACACTCGGAACATCTAACAGTATCTTTTAAGTCCCATTTAATTAAAACATCTACTTTCTTTTTGCAGGGCTGACAGGAATAATCATAAATTGGCATTACCTAACTCCAGTATTTGGTAGTAGTGGGGAAATATTTCTAACAGAAGGATTTTGTACAGCACCTAATGGAGTGGGTGCTACGGGTGGAGGAGTACCTGCTGGAACCGAACCTTCTTCTTTTACCATCATATCTTTAATAGCTTCAGCTTTAAATGTTTCTGGAAGATTTAAGACACGGACCACTTCATTAAGGATGAGTTCTTTGGGCACTCCAAGCTCCACCAAGGTAGGTATATTAGCTAGGAGCTGTCCTTTACTGATTGCTTCAGAGATTGGCGTAGAAGAGCTGTCAGCAGCGTAAACAGAGAAGTCTCCCATTAGGTCATCTGGAGTAACAGCAGATAGTTTTCCATCAAGAAAAACAATTTGTTTCATTCCTTCTGTTAGATATAATCCCAACACAGAAAGATAAATCTTAACCATGTTCTCAATGACGGCATCACGCTCTCTAGCCAACCTTCCTATTTCAGACGATGTATAAGCAGCAAGAGCAGCAGTCTCTGCCGCTGTAATTTTTGTAGCTTCTCCTCGTGTAAAGGGAGCCATAATAGAACCCTTATCTTTATCAGCAACAACTTGACGGTAATACTGTTCCAGTTCTGGGGGTGTGGCGTTTTGAGGAAGAGCTTTAACAACTCCTTCAAGACTTTCATCTTCTACCTCAATAAAGATACCGTCAATACCTGCGGTAATCTGAGCCATCTGTTCGCTATCAAGAGAACCTTTCTTCACAAGATACTGACGAGAAGCTTTACGTACAGCATTAGCTTGGAAGCTTCGGATAATATTCATTTCAAAGATTTGGTCGTATACTCTTTTCATAGCAGAGTAACCTTCCAACGGAGTGTCTGGAATTCTATTAAAGTAGAATGGAGCAATAGGTGGCTGAGGTTTTCCATCCCATGTACGGAAAGGAATAGCTACCTTCTCTTCCATCAATATCTTGTCTTCTTTCCAGTTAGGAGAATAAAAGATTAAACGGTCTTCCACCAAATCATACAATTCAAATATCTTTATGTATTCAAAGGTACTTGATGGTTCGGTATGGTCTTCCAACTTTTCTTTCTCAAAATAAAGAGTAGAGATTTTAGACATAGGTGTCCAATCTTTGGCACCAAACTTTTCATCTGCTTCAGCAAGGGGAAGGTAATAAATATGTCCTACGTATTTCTGTAAATCCCAACGAGGAGCATCATAATCTACAACAACTTCCCAAGGAGGAATAGCTACAGGTAATACTTTGGATAGGAGATTATCGCTCTCTATTGGAACCAATTTAATAAAGGAGTGGGTGTAGATAAGAGCCATACGGGAAGCTCCCTCTATTTCTCTACGGCTACGCTCAAGAAATTCATTGGAGATAAACTGTGCTTTCTTAACAGAACCTTTGTTCTCTAATCCTGTCTTCAGAACAACGTTAGGATGTTTAGCATAGAGAGAAGCAATATAACTTTCAATATAAGAATATCCTTCAGATACTTGAACTTGTAGCTGAGTATCTTTCCATCCAACAACAACCCCTTGTTCATCCCAGAAGTTTGTTTCATAAGCTGCCTTGTATCTTCTCATCTCACTACGCTTCTTATCCCAGAATGAGTTATGATAAGAAAGAATGTTTTTAATATCTTTTATCTTCATCTACAAGTTCCCTCTAATAATAGTTCTTTTTTTTGTACTCATATCCTACAGGTTTATAAGCTAATGGAATACCAGCAAAAGCTTGTGCTCTCTTTTTCTTTTTCCATTCTTCTATTGGATTTATCCTTTCTTCTCTCCAGACTTCTTTTCCTTTTAAAGCCCAGTATCCAATCATAGTAGAGAATAATAAATCATCATGTTCTCCTTTAGGATGGTCAGGTCTATCTCCAATCCAAGAACAAGTTTTAATCTGATGCAGTAAATCTTTATCCATCTCTACTATTAGTTCATCTTCTACTATTTCTTTAAAGTGAGAGAATAGCCGATTACGGTTTGACATCGTAGTAGTAAACCATCTGCCATCTTTATCTTTCCATAGCTTCTTATATCCCCATCCTACTAGAGCTTCTATAACAGAGGCACCATAAGAATTAGCTTCTACTATAATTTGTGGATTAGAATATTCTAATGCCGTTTCATATAATTCTTCAGCAAAAGCTCTAGGTGTTAAAGTATTGGAAAGATAATGATAGACAGGTTGCATAGTAGCATTGTGTATAATTGTAAATGCAGAATAATCTCCACCTACTCCAGCAGATACATCAACACCTATTGTATAAGCATCTCCATCAATTATCTGGTGACGATATTTTCTTTTTTCTCTGGAGCCTAAACTTATTCCCTTTATCTCTTCACATTTATCATTCCAGAAATAAGGTACATTCTTGCTACCCTTGAATGCTTCTTCTATAGTCCTAGGATATTCTCTAATAAATTTCTCATAGCCTAGTGTACTTATTTGTTTTCTTCTCCAAGAGATTTGAGAGATAGTTAGACCACCTTCCATCAAAGCTTTCTCTTCATCATATATTCTTTGTAATCTATTTACACCTTTGTCTGAGTATTCCTCATTACAAGTCCAAGGAAAGAATAAAACTTTCCATTCATTTTTACCAGCTAAACTATCCTCTACTAACTTATTAAAATAATCTCCTGCTGTATTAGGAGAACTTTCTATAACTATTCCTCCATCTCCAACAGCAGCAAGTATTGTAGCTAAGGCTTCTTCTGGATTTTCATAGAAAGGAAACTCTGATAGATGTGCTTGAGTAAATACATAACTTCTTGTTCCTCCTTGTCCTCCTGCTGTGAATGCTTTTAATTCAGCACCATTCTTTTTACGTAAGGTTCTAGAGGTTGCTTTATCTGTAGGAGGTTTAATCTTAGGAGGAAGATTATTATAAAATGTTTTATCTGTATTGTGTAAGTTATCAGCAGCTTCTCTTGTATGTGCTACTACTCCTAACTTAACTGGTTCCCCTGCTGAATACCATAGCCAGAATTGATATGCTCTAACTAATGTAGAGATACCTAGCTGTCTTGCCTTCACTACTATTATTCTTTTATGTCCTTCCAACAACAAATCCAACAACTCACTCTGGGCGGAATTTAAATCAAAATAAGTTAGTCTTTGTTTCTCTTTGTTATAGATTGTAAGGGCCGATATGAAATCTTGGGGTGTCATTTAGTTTCCTAGGTTAACGTCGTGTCGTGACCAATACGTTTGTTTTTTTAGAGAAGTAGATAGTAGGCCACTGGTATACATATTTTCCCTAGAAGTATTTGTCTCTTTTTTTGCAAATATGTTTGTTATTACTTACCGCCCTTAACTACTTTTAATCTATCGTTAAAAGCTTTCATTACATCATCAACACCTGTATCTATTCCTTCCTTCTGAGCTTTCTTTAGAGCTATCTGGGCATTGAGAATATCTATAATTATTCTTGGGGTTATCTTCTCAGTAACCCTTTCATTGCCTTCTATTTCTAGGAGACAAAGTTCCATGAAGTTCTTTAATAAGTCTTCTGCTCTATCTTCTTTAGCTGCTCTTCGACATTTGCGTAGGGTTCTCTGTCTATGCGTATGTCTAGAGGGTTTATCGTTTTCTTCTTCCATCTTTAATCTCCTCGATTTCTTTATAAACTTTCTGTAACTTCTTCCAAGCGGTTGAAGTGGAGCAAGATAAATCGCGGGCCATATCATCAAATTTACCCGTTTTAATGAAAGATGCCAACACTCTTTGACTACTCGGATTTAGTAAAGCCACGATTTCTTTTGCTTCCTCTACTAAAAGCTCTTTTCTTTCCCATTTAGCTTCACTTTCGTCCCATCCATCTAGGTAATTAATCATATTATCTTCTTCATTACCTTCTCTATAACCCTCTAGAACATGCTCAATAAAGTGATTATCTTTCTGCAATAATACTTTACATTGCCAATCTTTATTCTTCATTTCTGCTCACTTTCTCCCACTCCTCTATACCCCACATAATATCTTTAACTTTCTGATGGATGTTATGGGTAAGTATAGTTGCTTCTTCTACCTTCTGAATAAGTTGGTCAAACTTATCATCAATTCTTTTCAGACTTCCCTTTACTTCTTCTACTTCTGATGGGTTCATTAATTCGTTCTCCTTCAGCAACCTGTAATACGGCTGGCTCTGCTTTAATTTCTCCATCTGCAATCTGTCTATCAAGTCTGGATTGTAGTCCACTTCTTTTCTCTCGGCGGTGTGATATGTTGGTGGCATTATCTTTGGCATATCTTTGTATCTCATCTTGTGTAATCTCCTCATCGAATATCATTTTGAGTAACCATAACTGTTTCTCTGTTAGTTCTCTTCCCATT